CGAAGCGCATGCCGCCGCTCGTGCCGTAGGCAATCGCGCCAGCCTGCCGCCCGAGGAACAGCGCACGGGCTGCCGGCAGATCGCCGCCAGCGCCGTAGTCGTTGAACCGGATGGCGTTGCGGTGCGAGTGCAGCACGACGTTGTTGATCATGCCGAGGCTGCCCCGGAAGATCGGGTTGTTGCGGCCCTCGGCAGCGGCAGCGGCTTTCTGGATTTCCAGCCAGCCGGCAGCATCCGATGTGCGCAGGTCGTGCTCCTGGAACGGCGACATGACCACCACGTAGCGGTCTTCACCCTCAATGCTCACAGGGCACATGTTGGCCGCGTCCGGGTCTTGCGCTTGCAGCATGGTTGCTTGCACCGCAGCTCGTTCGATGAGCAGCCGGCTCATTTTGTCGTTGACGGTGATGGTGGCCTTGCTGGTCGCAGAGCCCGCATAGAGGATGTGACCGGGATCAGGCGCCTCAATGGGGTTGCCGGCGTGTCCAGTCCAGCCCTTCGGGAACAGGAAATCCGCGTTGATGCCGCGAGCGCCGGAGAGGTAGATGAACATCAGCTCATCCATGAACCGGCTCCAGTAGTCGGAGAGGCGGTTCTTGGCGACAGCGCGGAGATTGTGGACCGTGCGCTTGCGGGTCATCCTGCCGCCGGCCGACACGGCATGCCGCGCCTGGTCGATGCGCACCTCGTCGGTGTAGAAGCGCAGGTTCTCTTCCTTACCATCCAGCCGCTGGTCGCCCTCGGTGTAACCGCCGCGCAGCTGGACCGACAGGTCAAAGCTGATGCGGTCGCCCGAGTCGGATTCCAGCTCGGTCTTGCGCTGGATGATGGCGTTGTCGTCGGTGCCGACGAACTTGCGCTCGAAGTAGGACTTTTTGGCCTGGTCTACCGCAAGGGCGGCAGACCACTTCTTTGCAGCCTTCGGATCGCCGAAGGGAATGACAGTCTGACTCATCGAGGAGTGCTCCTGTATTGTGGCGTTTGCTCACAACCCGCTTGCACTCCTGCGCATGCGGAGCCGAAGGACGCCCATTTAGAGCGTCCGCGTTTCGATTATATACCCAATTGGTTTTTTTTGCAATATGCTGCGGCTATCGCTGCTTTTCGCCGGTAATCCCGCGCGTGGCGGCCAGCTTTGCATCGCTGGTTTGCTCGCGCACGCGCTTGATTGGGATGCTGCGGTCGGCCTGGAACTCGATGCGCGCCCGCCGACCGGACTTCTCTCGCAGCGTCACCACGGCATATTCGCCGATGCGCACACTCTCGCCGGGTTCCAGGTCGATGGTCAGCATGATTCTGTTAGCCCACTCCGCTCGCGCCGGACTGCGAGCGCGCATTCAGCTTGTCGCTCATGCCCAATCCTTAGCGGGCGGCCAAATAGGCGTCCCGGTCGGCGTCCGAGAGTTTGGCTAGTTCGCGCTCGTAGCGTTCCGGATCGGTTTCCATCAGCCGGTCGAGCTTCGCCCATCGGCCGTCCTCGGTTTCGGTGGCAGAGGCAGCCGGCACATTGGCTAGCGTCGGCGGGGCCTCGATGGGCCTGCGCCGCTTCTTGCCTTCCTGCTTCAGATCGTCCCCGGCCCTGGCTAAGCCGAACTGCTCAACGATCTGCTCGTGTGCCTTCTCCAGAATCTCGCGACCGGACAGGCCCTGGTTTTCCTCCTGGGCCGCGAGTTCGCGCACTGCCAAGTCCAGCGCCTTGTAGCGCAGCGGGTACTGCCGATACTCGGAATGCTCGCTCAGGAACTGGTTGACCGTGGCTAGCCAGGCGTTGCGCTGCTGCTGCTCGGCCATCTCCTGGGCAAGCCGGGCCTTGAACTGCGCCTGCTCGATCTCGCGTTCGCGTTTGGCGAGCTTGTCCAGCTCCAGCTGGTACTCCTTCGCTGTCAGCTCGCCGTCATCGAACTTCTGAACCAGTTCTTCCTTCTGCCTGGCAATGGCCTCCAGCTGCTCGGCGGCATCCTCTGGCACATCGGCGTCCAGTAGCGGCTGGAATTCGGTGGCTACCGAATCCTTCCCCGCTTCCTCTTCGGCACCATCGGCATTGCCGCCATCAGCCTCGCCAGCTTCCTCTTCTTCGTCCTCAGCCTCTTCTGCTTCGAGGTCTTCGAGCGCGGCGCGCTCCTCTTCAGTCAGATCCTGCATTTCTTCCTCGGTGTACCTGGACATCGTTCTTCCCCTCTCGGTTTGCATTAGACCGGCGGCATGCCTGCCGGACGTCCGTTCGGCATCGCACCATCATCCGGCACTATGCCATCCTGTTGCTGCTGCTCAAACGCAGCCTGCTCTTTCATCTGCTGTTGCTCACGCTCGGCCAGCGCCTGCTGCTGCGCCTGAATCGCGGCGTGATGCTCCTGATCGGTGCGGCCGACGAACCCAGCTTCGTGCAGCAGGCCATCGGCAATCGAGACAGCAGGCGGGGCCATGAGCGCCCTGATGGCCGCCTCGATGGCTTGGCCCTGCGCAGCGATATTCTCCTTGGCAACCTGGGCGGCCAGATGGGCGGCACGAGCTTCGTCCACGCCAGCCTTGGCAAGCTTGGCGCGCAGTTCGGCCTCGAACATGGCTTGCTGCATTTGCGCCTGCTGCTGCTGGGCCTGTATGGCCTTGAGCTCCTCCGGCGTCGGATCCTCGGCGTCCGGATCGCGCTGGCCGGTAATCTTGCGGATGCGCGCTACCATCTCGTCGCGGTTCGGCAAGTCCATCATCTCGACCACCAGATCCAGCAGCGTCAGCGCCACCTGCGGCGGCATGCGGGTCATCATCTCCAGCAGCTGCTCGGCTGCGGCCTGGCGCATGGTCGCGCGCCACTCGCCTTCCGAGACAACAAAATCCGCCTGCCGGCGCACGATGTCGTTTTCGGGCAACCCGTCGTTGATGGTAACGTACTCTGGGTGGCCGCGCTCGTTGGTGATGCGAAACTGCTTTTGCTCGGTGAAATACTGCTCGATGAGGGACAACTGTTTCTCGCCCTGCGCCTGAACAGCAAAGCGCAGATTGTCGAACAGCTTCGCCGTCGTGAGCGAGCCTTGAAGCTGGCGCGCCTCGATTGCCCGTCCAGATGTCGCATTAGTCGTCCGGCCCAATAATTCATCCGTCACCCCAGACACGGACTGAATCATCGAGATATTGCGGCTCATCAGCTCCAAGTGCGCAGCCGCGAGGTCGCGCTCGGCGTTTGGCAAAATCTGTTTGCCAGGCTTCTTCTCGATCACCGCATCCGGTCGAGCCCACTCGCGGCGGAACTCTTCGATGTCTTCCACCGCTCCCTCGTCCATGATCACCTTGTTGGTGCTCAGAATGTAAAGCGCCTTGCTGGCCCGCTTGTTGATGTCCTCCTGGATGTCGCGCAGCCCACGGATGACGCCATACGGCAGCCCATCGCGGCCCCGGCGATAGCCCCAGATCGGCGTGAACGGGAAGCGGTTAAGCCGGTATAGCGACCGGCCGAGATAGCACAGCCCCGCTGTCGTCATGATCGCGCAGTACATGCGCATCATCATCCGGGAAGCGAGCACCGCCTGCCCAGCCTCCTCGACCGCTGCCTGATGCGCTGGGCTCTCCGGGTCATAGATCTCACCGGCAAATGGTCCCCGCACGATACGGGTCACCCGCTCTGGCCGGCGGAACCACACTTCGATCATGCGCACCCGGCGCCGATAGTTGACGGTTATGCTGCGCTCGCCATAGGCGTCCAGCTCCACTTCATGCTGGTCCATCGCCTCGTCGCCGTACTTCAAGTCATAGGACATGCCGGACTCGTTAGCAGCGCGCTTGATGATGTCCTTCCGGCCCGGGAACAGCGCCATCGCTACGTCCTCGTCCACCCACTTGACGCGGATCACATAGCGCGCGTCGGACAGGTCAAGTTCCGTGCTCGCACTGTCCCAAAGGATGTTGCGCCAGGACTCATAGCGCGAGTACACCGGCTCGCCATCGTCGTTGTCCTGTACGCCGTCCTCCACCCAGCCGATGCCGACCTTCACGGCATCCTCGAAAGCGCGGCTGCGGTGGAACGGCGTTCGGTTGATGTCGGACAGATACTTGAGCAGCTGCGTCTTGCGCTCGGCCGGCTTGGCGTCGCTCTTCTCGCGCGGCAGCACGCGGAAATCGACGCGGCCACGCTTCTCGCTGCCGATGATCCAGTTGATGGTCTGCGCGATGACGTTGTAGACGACGGGCGCCTGGCCGCGCTCTTTCAGCGCTGCCGCGTCCTCCTCCGACCACTGGATGTTGTCGTAGAAATCCTCGTCGATCGACTGCTGAATCCGGTTATCCGCCTGCCGATCAAGCTCCTGCTGGTAGTAGCCCATCAACCGCTTAAACAGCTCGACATTCTCCGGACTATCCAGCTCGTGCTCAGGCGAATCCGGCTCTACGTTCGGCTCTTCCAGCCGATCCCATGGGTTGCTTTTGACGCTCTTCGTCTCAATCTCAAACATGGCCGGCTCACTCGTAGTCCAGAATCTCGGCGTAGTGTTTGCGGCCGGACTCTTCGGTGATGATGGCCTCTGCGCCAACGCGGACATTCTCCACCGGGCGCGGAGGCAGCTCGATCAGGTCCTGCAGGTGGTCGTAGATCACGCTGGCGACCTTGTGCACGTGGCTAGCGCTGTCCTCAAACCCCAGGTCGCGATTGTACTGGATCGCCGCCTGCAGCAGATAGTGCGGGTCGTCGTATTTGTACGCGGCTGATAACCCGATCACCACCGGCCTGCATCCGGTGATGCGATGCGTCGGCACCAGCACTAGGCACGGCTCGGACTCGTCCACGCTCGCACCGACCCATGTGCCGTACACGGTGATGTCGCCCAGATTTCGGACGAATGCGTATTTGGTCAGGTCGAGAATGTGGCCGCTCATCAAACGACCCTCCAGTTGGGTGGTGTGGTGCGACGTTGTGTGGGGCGACGCACGTTGATCAGGCCACCGGCATAAGCTTGCGCGAACTGCCGCAGCGCGTCGGCCGCTTCGGAATGTCCGCCGGCCTTGTCAGGTTCATCCGACCAGCAGCCTTGCCGCTCGTTCCAGCGCTTCTTGTAGCTCTCCAGGTGCACAATGCCGGCCTTGCACTCGGTTTCGTCGAACCACAGCAGCGGGAACACGTCACGCACCTGCTGAATGCCCCAGTTGATGTCCTGCACACGCGGCACTATTTCGAACCGATGCCCTGGCATCAGTTCCTCCAGCATCTGGCGCGGTGACTTG